CCAATACAGTTTTAGCTAGACGCTCTTTTCTGCGCTCATCTCGCTCGCCCTCTAACGAACCCTGTTTACCCTTATTGACTCTTTGCTGTAACTCGCCAATGGTTATGTCTTTGCCTTCTTCTAATTCGGGAAAAACAGACTTAACAAATTCTCTTGAATAAGCCCCGCTCTCAATGGCCGGCTTTAAAGATAGCTCAGTGTCTGGGGTTGCTTTCTTTACTGCTGAAGCTTCTTTATCCTTAATCTCAGCCAACTTGAGCTTTTGTCCTAAAGTAACAGGACCGATAGATTCCCTGGCTTCAATCATCCTGTCCCGCTGAGCTTGAGCTTCAGGGTTTAATGCTGGAGTTGTTGAGATAGGCAAAACAATGTCCCGAAATTGCGCATTCTCTGCCTGTTTTGCTTTTAGCTCCTCATTAGACTTTGCGGCCTCAAGTCTTTGCCTGATAATGTTTTCCTGCTCCGCTTGAAGCTTTATCCTATTGGTAAAGATATTCTGTACGCTCCCAATAGTTTGATTTACTTTATCCAGCGTTCCCGTACCCTCCGGTTTTCCACCAGCCTCAAGAAATGCGGCTTGTCTTATGAGTTCTGTTAAATCAGCCATTGGTATCTCCTATTTAGGTTTCCTAAAGGCATTAATTATTCCCGATAATATGCTTGCCCCAGTCCCACTTGCTCCTCCGGTAATAGGTGAAGTAATGAGCCCAGCTGCACTAATCCCAGTATTAAGATAATCCAATGCTCCAGGATCATTCGCGCCAGCTTGGAGCCTCCCGATCCTATCAGCAAGGCCAACCTGTTGCCTTTGAAGTCCGAGACTGTCTTGATATTGGTTTCTCTGATCCTTCAACATATCTCTACGAAGACCTAGCTCCTGATTAAACTGATTGCCTTGTTCTTTCGCTCTACGTTCTCCGGCAAGGATTCCTTCAATCGTTTTTGATAAATCCATCTCACCACTAGCCCTCTGTCCAGCTAATTGTCCAAAGGCATCGGAAAGGCTCCTGTTACGGTTTTCATCAATACGGGCAATTGTTGGAATGGAAACAGGAGAACGAAGACGGCCTAAAGCGGCTTCCTCTTCGATTGCACGGCCTCTCTGATCGTTAAATTCCCTGTTTATTCTTCCCGAGACCGTATTCGTTGCCCGATTAAAAAGATCATCGAGTCTGGCAGATAGACCGGAATTCCTTGATGCGATTTCCTTTTCAAGTGAGTTAGTTTCAGTCGATGGATTCAGTTCGTTAATGTTCGACTTAAGATAAGGACTGACGTAGTTGGAAACAATAGAATCTTTAGGAATTCCCCTAATAAATTCGCTCGCAAACCCACGATCTAACGTAGTTGCAACAAACTGCCTTACCTGGTCCTCAGAAGGGAGCTTCCCAGTTTGCTTTTGCATTTGCTCAATAAAAGCATCAGCTAGAGCGATTGTTCCATTGGTGACGACGTTTGGATTAACTTCACCAGTCTGCCCCAAAGTTTCAAAACCCTGCTGGAAAGTACCTCTATAATCAGTGGGAGTCTGTCCGAATACCTTTTCCCTTAGGGTCCCGGCTAAATCATTTGCATTAGCTTTAGGTAATGGATTTACTGGTGGCTTTTCACCAAAAGCAATTTGGGGATTATTCCTTTTATCTTCCACCGCATTTATAATTTCTCTGTATCCTCTAGGCGTTGCCATCTTTTATCTCCTTACCGTCACACATGACGCATTGACTGAATAAATATCGTTCCCCTGCCTGAACATCCATCGCACATAATTGTTTGAACTAACTATCACGGCTTGACCATCTCTTAAATCGTTTAAAGCTGGCGTTGAAACATAAACTTCATGCTGAATATCCTGCACATTGTCAGAAAAGTTTTTAAACTCCATATCTATTTCCGCATTACTCTTATGGACATTAAATATTGGAGAAACCCCATAAACTGAACTCGAAATAAAGATTAAGAAGAACCATCTTTTCATCGAGTTGACCGGATTCTCTGCGGTAAATAGACAACTCCAAAAGTGTTCAGCCCGAGAAATTTATCTAATTGGGAGTTCTCAAAACGAAATCGAACCGTATTAAATGGCCTGGTATTAACTGCGTTATATTCCCGAACATAACGTCCAGTTCCGTTAAGGGATATGCTTGTATCGGCAAAGTCGCCGCCATTAATGCTTGTGCCAATAGTTAAAGTGTTCCCGGTTTCACGGTCCGCATCTATTAGGTAGGAGAAAAGCGTCTTATCCTGAAAGTTGCTACCAAGGATCAATTCTGGGCTAGTCCAATAGGCCCTAATTGGTGAGTTGTCATAATTTGTTCCATAGTCCAACCTGTACCATTTCCCCAGTGACGATGCGCCGCCATAAAGCACGTCCGCTCCATCCTTCGTGAAGCTCCTAATATTTATTCCAGTAAACTTCATCCAAGCATCTGGAGCGGGGTTAGATGCTTTTGCTTTGACGTAAATAATTGAATGATTGCCATCCGAGGCGGTAGAAACGGCCAGCCAATAACGATTCTTCCACGTAGTTGCAAAAGCTCTCGTGTTGCTCCCGGCTCCTTCAATATGCTTAATGGTTACATAGTCGATGTTTGTTGGATTGGAATAGATGTTTACTGCGGCCATAGAGGCGGCCCATTGCACGTAGGTCTGCGTCTGACTTGAAGAAATACGTGAGCCAGGAGTAAACGAAGTCCATGATGTAGTGGTTATGTTGACTGCTGAGGTGGCGGTACGAAGGTAATAATTGATTGTTCCGCCATTAGTATTCCCCTCGGCCTCGAAGTTATCCCATGCGGTTAATGTCGTAATCGTTGAAACCTCAGACAAGTATCCCGTGTATGGTGTCGGTCTAAGTATGAGTGTTCCCTTCCCTGTATCCGTTGGTCTATAAACCTCAACCAGACAGCCAGGTGTAATCTCAAGCGTATTTGCAACAGTAGTTAAGTGGATTTCAAATTTAGAGGTATTAATTTCGCTGCCGTTAATGTTAGGGTAAGGGGCCGGAGACGAATTGTTGAAATAGTTGTTTTGAAAATCAAGCGTATGTCTTGAGAATGTTCCAGCGGGAGAACCGGCACTAATACTTGTCTCGACCTCAACTGTAGCCTGATTATTTGTGTTCTTTAAAATTATCTTTAACCTATTCGCGCCAGTACAAGTCCCCCTTGACCTTGCCCAAAGGACAAGCTCAGAAACTTGAGCATAATAAGATGGAGGAACAGTAAATGTGGGAACAACTACGCCCCACTCTGCTGGTATATAAGTGGAAGAAAACGTCACAAACTCACCCGTATGTGATGTTTCGTTGATCGTGTTTAAATTGATACTGCTGCCGCGTACAGTAAGAAACCCATCAGCCGTAGCTGTGGAGCCAAAGAACTGGCCTCTAGCAAAGTCGGCTTGGGTGTCCCATGTATCCTCGACGATTCTAGTGGTATCGGTCCGGATGGCTTCAATATCGGGCCCAATTAAGTCTGAAATCCTTTGAGTATTCCCGCCATCGAACTTATATATGCCGTCTTTCCCAAGGAAATAAACAAATCCATCTAGTTCAGCTATGGTGTCCTGAGAAACAGCACCGACTTGAGCGTTTATCTTCCTTGTAATGTAGTTGGATGTATTAGTTCCGAAGAGAATGTGGATAGAGCGTTCCTTAAATATGTAAAGCTGTCCTTTAAAGACAAATAACCCTGTCCCATCGTCCCCATCCCCGTTATCGACAAATAGTCGATTGGTAACAGGCCATGCTAGTTGATGATCTGGTGAAATAGCTACTGAATCAGTTGAGGCAGGCGCACTAAAATCAAGCGAAGACGTATTGCCTGAGGTATTTAGGCCAAAAATCCTGCCCTGGTGATATGCGATATATTTAAAGCGTGGAACATTGGGTAATCCTTTTGTTCCGTTTAAGATTTGCTTAGTATTGCTTTCGTCCCAGGTAAAGATGGGATCGGAGCCGTTAGTGAACCACACCTTTTTTTCAACCTGAACTGCCTGTAGGTTTGTGGTTGTGGCAAGTCCCGAAGTAACGAAGACATAACTCTTAAAATCTGTAGTTGCTAAGACTTGACTAGAATCACCAACAAGAAATTGCCTCGAACCATCAGACCTATAAAAAGTAAAGGAGAACGATCCCTTAGTAAGTGTTCCGGTTGAGCCAGTTTCAATAAATCCATTTCCCTTTACTAATTGACCCTGCTTCTCGTCGATATAAACGTTAGCCATATCGGGGCTGAACCTTTTATCAATCTTGTGTGGCGGATTTTCTGTATCAAGTCCTCCCGAGAAGTCGGAAATAACCTCTACTTGCGCTTCCTTAGGATAATCAGCGGAAAATGCAACCGTGGGGAGTAAAAGAAAAGTTAACAGCCAGACGCTTTTAATGGCTAATCTCCGGTTTAGTTACTGCCTTAAAATGCTCAATCCCTCCAAACTCGTCCACCCCAAATGGGTCGGCTCCAAACTCTTCAGCACCATAAGCACCGGCAGTCAGATTATCCCCATTCCATGCCTGGCCTGATTTTGTGATAGAACGTCGATTAAAGGTATTGCTGCTCCTGGTGGTGCGCGAAGCAAACGAATTCGAGCTATTAGTTACATTTTTCGTGTCAAAATTATTAGTGGCTCGTTTCATGGAATATTGAGTCCTCCGTAACCGTTATCATCGTTAACGTCATCGGAAAATCCCCACTGCCAACCCATCCCCTCTTTCGTTTCCCTGGTTACGGAAGGCTTTAGAATTTCTATCTTTTTCTCAAAATTGGCATACATTTTGTCCGCCATCTCTTGATTGGTCATCTTGAGATAAGCCAAATGAGCAGCATAGAAAGATAGAATGTCATGGAAAGGCAATGGTAAATCAGGGCTTTGTGAGTCCGAAGTCAATGTGCCTGGGACATATACATAATCCATGATGAGTTTCTTGCCGGATGCTGAATTTTCAACGTCAGGTCTAGGCTCAACAAAGACCGTGTTACGATCGAGCAAAATAATGCGCTCTGGCCTACCAACGTTGACGCTCGTTTCCTCAAGCCAATTTCGTTTCATTTCCCTTAATGTTTCCTCGGAAATAATTGATAGTGGCCTCAAATCGCCCTGAATAGATTTATCTCCAAAATAGGCTGTGCGGATTATGAGCATATCGGAAGGTACTGTATAAGCACCAACAGCCTCTTCAACCTGGACTTCTACAAAGTCTCTTGGATACTCAATCTGTGTTCCGGTGAAGCGAACCGCCTGGTTGATAAAATCATTCAGAGTTGTATCGTCAACATGGGAATTAGTTGAATCCGTCTGATTTATAAGATTCCGGCTCTGGCTTCTGATCTGCTGTAAGGTTGCCACGTTACGCCTTTACAGCCTCCAAGTGCTCTTTAAGCCGTGCTTTATCAACGCCCTGACAGAATTGCTTTACTTCTTCCAACCGTCTCTGCGCTTCCGCAAATAGCTGTCTTTTGGCTTCAATCAGCTTCTTGGCCTCTTCGTTGGCAAGGTCAACTATCTTCTTAGCCCGTTCAGCGGCGGACTTGTTTTCCTCGGCCATACGGTTGTTTTCTTCAATCATCCGGGCCTTCTCCATCCTCAAGGCTTCCAATTGACCGCGGATTAGCTCGTAGGAAACGCCTTCAGGCCCAAGAACCTCTATTACCTTCTCGGTACTTGTCTTTAGGCTCCTTAATAACTCAGTAATTGCCTTTGCTCTCATGTCTTCCATGAATTCCTCCTTAATAATTTGGTTCTCGTTCTTGGATCTTCCCTGATTCACTTCTACGGCCAACTTCATAGGTCCCATCTTTCTTCAATGTCCCCGGAATAATGACTCTTCGTTCCATTTCCTTAATACGATTGACCGAGACGTGACCGTAATCTTTCAGATAAACCTTGTCTACTACTGTATGGGCTTTCGTACCGTTCCTATACTTGGAAAGCATCTTTGAACACTCTCCGCAGTAATAGCTTTTAGGCCTTAACTTCTTTCCGCACGTATAACAAAACCATGGATTCATAATTAAAATCGTGGGAGGGAGATGGACCCTTTGAAGATCCACCTCCCAAACCCAGGAAACCCTATTATTGATTCACGAAAAACATCAAGTAGATAGAGTTGTACGCAGCACTCGAGGCACGCCAGATAATCCCTTTCTTGAAACGAACGGGTTTATCCAGACCGCTGAAGCCGGAAGTGATACCGCCAGGTGTGGCAGGCGAAGACGATCCCGAAACGTTGTAGAAACGAATCGGAGAAACGCCAAGCGTGTTCACCGTAGAGGTTGCATCCCAAACTTCAACGTAGTCAGTCACAGTTCCCGAACTAAACACGGCTCCGTAAACAAGCGATCTTTTCGCCGTCACGGTCGTGTGGGAAGTGTGAAAGGCCGAAGTGCTGTAATCAACGCCGCCGTAGTCGGCAGTAGCCAACGCCTGGGACGGACCCGTAGGCGAATTAACCATTTCTGATTGAACAAAGGCTACTGAACCCAACAAGAGGGCGGCGATGAACAACGGCTTTAACATCTTCATCTTTTCCTCCTATTAGGAATCGCTGATATTGATCAAGCAAGCATGATCCTGCCTGATCGTTTTCACTCCGTACAAGCTTTGCACTGCAACCACATAAGAGAACTTGAGCGCGGCGGTCATATCTGCCCGCTTATACTCATTGTTCTTCTGCATCCCAATGGCGAACGCGGATTTGTGGAAGAGTAATCCCTTCCAAACATTTCCGGATTTAGCCAAGGTTGTCATCTCATAGGTAGGTACTCCGAGGATGGGGAAGCGTCGGTTAGTGGACAAGGCGTTTTCGCCCGAACCACTCGCATCAGCCGCCGTCAATTGAACCTCGTTGTAGATACCGCCGTAGAAGGCAATCGGAGGAAGAGCAAACGTCAAGTTCTTCTTCGGGATGTTGGTGTCAGCAAGCTTCAACATCGCAGAGAGAAACTTCTGCTTGTCGAAACTACCGGGATTGCTGGAATCCCCAACAACGTTGGTGGTCAGGTCGGTATAAAGAGCCGCCAGATCAACGTCGTACTGCACCGCAAGAGCTTTGCCAGCGTTTTTGGGGAACACGGTGTCAGGAGTCCAGAAAGACTGCGCCGCCGCCTTGTCCTCAATTTCGATAGCAATTTGCTTATGCTTATTGATTGTCACGTCAACCGTAGTAGGTGAATAGGTCTGAGGAACGAAAGCTCCGTTAGATCCAACATCACCGACGGAATACGTTTGATCAATGGTGACGTGAATAATGTCGCCCTTTTTCTTGGCAATGTCGGTTTTGCTGGAAACTAGAGGCATAAGAACCGCTTCTGCGTATCGGCTCTCCTCAAGCTCCATATCCCATTTCTCTTCAATGGTTGCGTTAAGTTCTGTATTTGAGAAACTAGCCATATTAATTTCCTTTAAACAGCGTTATTTCGCCCTTATTCTTTAATGAGTTTTGAATACTGCTCTTTCACAAGGTTCCATCGTTTGCGGAATTCAGGGTCAAGCATCTTTTCTGGATGATCTTCTTTTTCTTTCTCCAGCTTTTGACGCTCGGCTCTTACTTCCTGAATGGATAAGGCAGGTTTCCCACCGGGGCTCCCAGTTGCAGTCGGACCCATAAGTGACTTTGAGATCACCCCAGGGTTCTTCTTAACTTGGGCTTTAGCTTCACGCTCATAGAGAGCTAGAGCGATTTCAGCGGCAATAACCGGATCTTCATGGTTACTGAGCTTCTTCTCTTCTAAAATCTCCATAAGCCTTTGGGCTTTAAGTGGGTCCTTCTTTACCCTTTCTTCCAATGTTTCCTTGGAATCAGAACTCGTTTTTGGGAAAAATAACTCCAACGCTTCTTGCTCTTTACGCTCTCGCTGGGTCGCTTGCTCTCGTTCACTCAATATCTTCGGAATATGCTCTTCTAGTTTCTTCTGAAAGTCGGCTTCCATTTCTTCACGGATAGCACGCTCTCTTTCAGCAAGAATCTCTTCAGGAGATGTCCAGAATTTATTAGCGTCGAAAGTACGGCCCGGCTTTTGCGTTTGTGGGGTAGGGGATTGTTCAAGTCTTTTAGCCAACTCTTCGTACCGTTTGTTCTGCTCGATAATCATCTGCCGAAGCTTCTGAGTCTCTTTGCGTTCACGGTAAAAGTCTGAAGGTTTAGGCCTCCCTGCCTCTTCGCTTGAAGGCGGTTGTACTGGTTCTCGACCTTGAACCTGTCCGGCTTCTTGTTTCTGCTCGGTAGATTGCTCTACTGGTGCAGAAACCTGCGATTCCGTTCCTTCGGAAACGCCCTCAGTCGGTGGGGCGGTAACTGTCGTTTCTTCCATGTGTTCCTCCTCGGATGTAGCCCTCTGATACGGGCCTCGTGTTCGCTATCAGGCGAACCGGCAAATTGGAAAGACAAAAAAAAGGACTGCTCCCAGGTTTAGTACTGGGAAACAGTCCTCAAAAACTGTTCATGCGCCGTTTGAGCGGCCGCCTCGGGTAATTACTCCGAGGGTAAGTTTTTACTTCTGTTATTCTTCTACAATCCTAAACTGGCACAGCAAATTTTCTGCCTTCTGTTTCCTAGGGCGGTGAATATCATCCCAATCATATAGATAGTTTCCAAAATGGGTCAGTTTTATTCTGGAATCCACCCAGCATTTAAAGCCAAGCTCATTGGCTCTTTCACAGAAGGCGTAATCTTCACTTAAATAGTTCCACTTACCATCAATAAGCTTCTCAAAAGGCATGAAAAATGGGTAAAAATTTATTGTGTCACGGTTGCATAGATGAACGGTTTCCGAGTCAACCATTTTTTCGATTACTCTCCGCCTAACTGCCATACAGCCTGTGGCAAGCCAGCGAACTTCATGAATCCCGCCTTCGTTTCCAAAAACAATGTTTTGGTCTCCCCTGGTCCTAAATGTAAAGCTGGGCTCGTCAGCTTCTTTGGTGATGTATCCAGCACCGATAATGTCTAAATCCTTTTGCCACATTTCCCATAACATCCTAGTTAGCTCAACTGCGTCAAAGAAAATGTCGTCGTCAAGATAAAGAAGAATGTCATAGTCGGTTTCCAGAAACTTAGTAGCCGCCCGACTCCTGGAGCGGTCAATTAAAGCGTCGCCTTCAACAACCTTAATATCAATCTTTGGATTCGGGCATTTCTCTAACAGTCTGGCAATTTGAAATACTTTCACCTTCATTTCACGGTGAACACAGTAGGCAACGCAGACCTTAAAGTCATACTCCTTCTTAGGAGCAACAACTAAAGGCACGCTACTGTTTCCGTTTAAATTAGTGACAAGTTGGGACATTTATCTCTTAAAGTTCCAGTAAGTCATAGTTACGTCAGCAGGAGTTTGGCCATAGTTATGCCACATCACCCCGCTATCAGAGTAAACGTCAAACAGGTAATATCCAGCCGGATTGTTCGTGCTTGTGTCAATAGAAGCAATCCTATCCTGCATAGGATTGGCTGTAGTTGATTGCCTAGACCGGAAAATTTCAACTTTTGAATTAACACCAAAGGAATTGATGGTGAGTGTATGAATTAATGCAGGAGAAGTTGAAATGGCTGGGTTATTAGAATTCCCAATCCCAGAAACATTGGTTGATTTATAAATCGCCTGGGATGACCAATCAGTCGGATTCCTACCGTCTGCATGAGCCAGTCCGGCACTCAAGATTAAAAGAGACAATAACGTTAACTTTTTCATTTAAACTCCTCCCTTACATCTCTGGCCCATCTTGTTCCTGCTCTTCATAAATTTCGCTCTCCTTTTCCTTCTCGGCTTCTTGTTGAGTTTCAACAAAATCAATTGCTCGCTCTACAATATTGTTCGCTAAGGTCTTGGCTGTATCGAATCCTGCTAAAACCCCCCACCGCTCGGCTGATAGGACACTCTTTTCTTTTGTCCTGATCCCGCCTTTCCCGGTAGTTAAAATTAGTTCACGGGCGACGTTCATGTAATCCATTAGAATCTTCCAGCCGGGCATTTTCATCATCTGAACAATCGCTTCTGCATCTTGGAGGTCCTTCTTATCAAGATCAACTATAAATGCGCCTGTTTTAGCGTTCTGGTCTATTTTCATATACCTTGCACTAGAGAGGCGGGAAGCGGTGATGTTTCAACAGGGCCAACCGGCGTATTTTCCACATTCGCGCCCGAACCGGCTTCTTCTCCCGCTACTTCGCCTTCAACTTCGTTGGCTACTGGTGCGCCTCCGCGTTGCTGTGCAGCTTTCTGCATGGCGTACATCAATTGTTCTTGAACGGAAATTGGCTTGTTTAGTTCCCTAGGATTCATTCCCATGGTTCTGTACCATTCAACAACCAGGGACTTAATAAAGTTAAGATTAATTTCTGCTGGCATCATGGAACGGACGGAAGTGCCGAGTTCAATTCCTTTAAGGAGTCCAGCGGCGCGTTCAGGCCGGAAGTCTTTATCCGTTACAACGCGAATATCGAAACCAATGTTCTTGGGAAGGTTGTTTTTATCGTAAAAGCCCGGTCTTCCCCCACCAGATGCAGCTACCCAAATCTGCTGGTCAAGATAATTGAGGTTATTCTTGTGCATCGTCTCGATGTGTTCACGGAGGAAGGTTTCTGCGATGATCTCGGCATGCACGGAGGCTCCTCTAATGCCTTCGTTTTGGGCAATAGCTGATTCTGTGGCACTTGCTTTAACAATCTGGCCTTGCAGGTTGCTCTGTGCCCCTACGGTCGTCCTAAAGTCTTCGCGGTTCATTTGAACCATTGCTAAAGCCTGCTGAATAGCCGCAATGTCGATTCCTACCCGTTCCAGTTGATTAATGTCTTCTAACTCAATAAGGGCGTGAGGTTTAATGTTTAATTGGTTGGCTTTTAATCCAGCGTAGCGGCCGACTTTCCACATAGAATAAAGGCCAAAGGTTAAAAGATCGTTGGCGCGTGAGATGGTAATATCCTGCTCTCTCTGACCTTTACGTCCAATCTTTCCCACTCCGTATCCCATCAACTCATTTTCAAATAGTTTGAAGTGAGAGATTTTAAAACGTGAGTGCCAAGTGCCGTATTGGGTGGGATGAAGTTTGACTACCGGCTCTCCGTTTAGGATACCTACGGAAAAGTCACAATAGCTTGGATCTTCAATTCCTTCCGCTTCACAAAGTGCGTTAATGGCAGAATTCCCTGGCTCTAGTCTGCCGTGGTAGGAGATATATTCGAAAATGTCTGGGTCCAACTCGGTATACCCGGCACGCCTCTTGCTCTCCATGATGCGGTTGTAAGTGTTGGTGCTTGTCTTAAGGATTTGGCTGGAATCGTTAACAACCTTCTCGATTTCCTCTTTATCCCAATACTCGCTTCCTGAATTGGACCACGAACGCAAACGCCATTTGGTCGGATACTCAACGGTGAAAATGTAATCTGACATCTCAATATCAAAGACAGACGTATCAAATCCGGTCTGTAAGAGGCTTCTATAAACGAAATCGGTATATTCTCTGCCTGTCTTAGGGTCTGAGAAGAATGGCTCTTCAAAGATTGCTGTACCTAACAAGGCAAGCGAACGGAGAGAACGGAGTCCCTTTTCTTTAAAGCGGCTCCATCGAAGTTGTTTGACTAAAACCTTTTCAACGGCATATAGAATCTCGGGCGGTATCTCTTGGCCAAAATCGTCAAATCCTTCGCCAACAGCTTCAAAGTATTGATCTGAAGCAGTCAACATCCTGAGCCAGATAGTCGCTAGAGTTTCCGTTGCTCGATGGGTTTCACCGGATTTGGAATTGAATAAGCCGGTAGGCTTCTTGGATGAAGCGGTCCTAGGTTTAACCCGCCACGAATCCTGATAAACTTGAATCTCGTTAAAGAAAGCGTTTTGCCGTTTCTCCCAAAGACGAACCTTGTCCATGACTTCTTCACGGATTTTCTCTAAAGCTTTTTTATCTTGCCTAGCTAAATTGAACGGTTCAGGCGTAAATACTCCAAAAGTTTGTTCTGCTACCATCGGACTTCCCATTGCGTTTAACAGTTCAGCCATTCTTTCCTTTATGCCGCCTCAATTTCGTTCATGATCCAGTTCTTGTCCTCTTGCTTTGACTCTGGGAAAATTCGGGGATTATTGAAACTCATGTTTCTAACTTCCTTCAGGTATTCAGTGGTATACTCAACCTTCTTTGCAGTAGTCTGCTCGAAAAGCTTCCCGCCAAACACAAAATCGTGAATCCTAACACAGGCATAACGAAGGCAGTCAGTACAGTCATCGCCCTCTTTATCGCCCCATTGAAGATTTTTAAGTTGCAAAATAAGGTTCTTGCACCGAGGATGAATCTGAATAAGGTTCTTCTTGAAAAACATCTTTGTAATGTCATAGCCACGGTCTTTGTTGTCGCCAGGAACGCAGCCGATCCCGTAACGTCCGAATTCGTCCATGTCAGTACGCTTTGTTTGTGAGTTTCTTTTAGCGGTGGAAGGGTCAATCACGTTCCATTTAACTTCCCTGCTACCGGTCTTGGCGTTAATAGTCGCGCAGGACTCCTCAATCGAATTGCCACTTTTAACAAACTCGTCTTCTACGTAAACAACGCGGTTGACTTCATCAACAGAGATCCAAAGGCAAACGGTAGGATGGGCAATGCCCCAGTCCAGGGAACGGATTAAATAAGGAGCGTTTTCGGGCTTTTTATCGTTAACGTGGTTGGTGTAAGAGAACTCTGAGAAAACTTGTCCGGCAAACTCAGATTCAATCCCCATATACTCCAAGTCCCAAGTATCGTCAGGCGTGTTAGCTTTTAGCTTGTCTATTTCCTCTTTGGGAATGGTGGGATTGTCGTAAATGGTGAAATAGAAGGCTCCCCACTCAGGGTCGCCGGCGTTCATCTTGCCTAAAGCTTCCGCATGGAAGTTGGTAAACCAGTTGCGGCCCTTCTTATTAGGAGAGGAAATGAAATAGGCAAACTCTTTCTTTGACGGACCTAGCAACTGACCGGAGATAATACCAGTCCAGACGTATGGGTCGATATACGCTGCCTCGTCTAGAATTACCCCGCCGAGTTTAGGACCACGGAGAGCATCTTCGTTGTCGCAACCAATGAGATGGAGCCTAGAGTTATTGATAAACTCAATGTAGAGTTCAGTTTCGATCTTTCGTTTGATTAACTGAGGAGGGATGAGCCAAGACAACTCGTGCCAGGCAATGTTCTTGGCGTGCCTATAGGAAGGGGCTAGATACCAGAAAACTTCATTGGGACGCCTGCAAGCCTGCTGGACTAGTTCAAATAAAGCCCATTTAGTCTTGCCGAAAC